ACTTCACCCCCATATATGGCGTATAAATTAATCAAGAAAGGGTTAAAATGTCAGTGTACGAGTGAAGGATTCACTCTGGGTTTTCAGAGCACCGTAGTCTCTTGGGCAAATAATGCCGAAAATGGAGTTGAAATCATGGAAGAGCAACAAAACGTTTTAAATCAAGACGAAAATATTAACGATGGTGATGACGTAGCAAATGGTGGTGTTGGCCCAGGGGATGCTGAAGAGCAAGGAGCTCAGGATGCTGACCACGGACATGCAGACAAGGATGACCCTTACGGCGTAAAGAAGCGGTTAGGGATGCAAGCCAAAAAGCACCAGAGGGAGATGAGGCAAGTGCAAGAGCAGATGATGCAATTGCAGTCTCAAATGGGACATCAAGCCTATAATCCATACAGCGAAAGTCAAAACGTTAATAATACTTATCATTCACCTGGGCAGCCTGATGCGCCTGGAATGAGTGAAGAGGATAAGATACAAAGAGCGGTACGCATGGCTCTCGGCATGAAAGAACATGAAGAGAAACAGGCTAGAGCGGAAGAGTCAAAAGCGCACGTTCACAAGCAGTATCAACGCCTGAACGACGAATTTGATAAGGCCGCAGACAAGTACGATGATTTTGACGACATAGTGAGAGGGGATGATGCTCCTTTTACGCCACATGTGCGGGACGCACTGTTGCTCGTTGATAATCCTGCTGAAGTAGCTTATCGCCTTGGTAAAGATCGTTCTAAGCTCTCAGAAATTTCAAAACTCCATCCATTAGATCAGGCACGCGAAGTGAATAAGCTGTCGTTTGCGCTAATGGGCGGTAACAGTGGGAAACCACAATCTTCGCCCAGCAAGTCGAACCCAATGGGAACGATTAGAGCAAATCCAGCCGCCTCCTCAACTGCCGTTACGGATAAGACTCCGCCCAGCGCAATCAGGGCGAGAATGAAGGCTGGCACATGGAAGTGACGATCTAAGGTTGACAATGTTGACCCATAAGGTTGACAAAGTTTGCCGAAATGGTTGACAAACCCAGTGCCAATTAAAGGACTAATTGGAGACTACGACTCATGTCAAATCAATTTATTACAACCGACCTCGTGTCGAACACAGCGTTGGCAATGTTTGCCAACAACGCACCATTTGTGATGACTGCTTCTCGTATTTATCAGGATGACTTCGTGTCTTCTGGTTATAAGATTGGCGACACTCTGCAAGTTCGCAGACAGAACCATTTCATCGTTGGTGATGGTAGCGTTGCAACCCCGCAAAGTATTATTGAAACAGTGGAAAGCATTGTGGTTGCTCACCAATACCACGCGTTAATTGCTTACACCATTCAAGATTTATCCTTAAGAATTGAAGATTTCAGCCGATTGTTTATTGCTCCAGCAATCCAAGAAGTCATCACCCAAATGGAAAAAGACATCGCTTCTGCTGCTGAACAAGAACTTAACTTCTTCACAGGCACAGCAGGCGTTCCGATCAACAGCTTCACAACTGTTGACACGTCGGGTGCAAAGTTGCTCGAACAGGGCGTAAATATTGCCTCCGATGCCTATCTAGCCATGACTGTACGAGATGGTTCCTCACTTAAAGGCGCACTGTTGAACAACTTCACCCCTGTGTTTAACGAAGACATCGTTCGTTCAAGCGCGATTGGTCACTTGTCATACTTTGACATCTTCCAATCCCAAAACATCAAGCGTCACGTTGCTGGTGCGGGCCCACGCCTTTACTCTGGTGACACCTTGTTGGTGAACGGTGCTGTTTCTTCTGGTAGCACTCTCGTTCTTGATGGTGCAACAGTAAGCATTGCTGACTACTTTGTGGTTGGTGACGTTATCTCTATCGCTGGTGTTGATTCTGTCAATCCTGTTGGTCGTGCATCTACTGGTCAGAACATGCAATGGGTTGTTACTGCCAATGCAAGCTCAGACGTTGCAGGCGAAATCACTCTTCAGGTGAGCCCAAGCATTATCTCTGACACCTTAAATCCTAACCGTAACGTGAGCAACGTTGTTCCTAATAACGCTGCTGTAACGATGGTTGGTTCTCATAACGTGAACGTTGCCTACCCATCACGCGGGTTAGACATCGTTTGCCCTCCGCTTTACAAGTTGCAAGTTCCTTATGCTTCTGTAGCGGTTGACCCTGAAACTGGCTTGTCCCTGGCTGTTACTCAGACTGGCGACATCCTTGGTTATCAGAACTACATGCGTATTGATTTACTGTGCGGCTTTAAATGGCACGCTCAGTATTCTAGTCGCGTACTCTCATAAGGAATAACCCGATGCTGACATGTGTGTACCACCCAATCGACGACATGCAAGTTGTCGAAGAAGATGAAGCGGAACGCCTTAAGGCATCGGGTGTCTGGTTTGATAGTCCGTTAAAGGCAAAGCAATACCGTGCAAAAGTTGAGGAAGAGATTAAACAAGAGTCTGAGGTTGAGAAGCCAAAGGCTAAACAGAGAGGGAATAAACATGAAAAATTCAGTTAAGTCTAACAATGCGTTTGTAAAGGCAGAGCAAGCTAAGATGGAAGCTCGCATGGGTGATCGTCCAGGTGCGCCTGCTGAAATGAAAAAGTTCAATGCTTTTATGAGCAACAGTGGTGAAAAAGCTCAAGAGTCTGGCCGCAAGCTATGCAAAGACTTAGACAGCGCATTCCCGTTGAAGTAAGTTTAATTGCTCCGACTCCTAGTTCTACGTAGGAGTCGAAAGCATTGCGGAAAGAAAGTCTTCTCCACGCACGTGGAGGTGTTTCCTTACGATAGAATTAGAAAGGGTTTGTTGATTCGTCAACCTTGTGAGGTGTGCGAAAAATCGAAAGTTGAGGCACATCATGATGATTACCATAAGCCATTTGAAGTAAGATAGTTATGTGGAGACCATTACAGGGAACATCACTCATTGAAGAGGAAGCATGATGGGGCAAATAGTACGAACAACAAACGAATTAATAATTAATTCTCTTTATTTGCTCGGTGAATTAGGTGTTGGTGAACCAGCCGACTCTTTTATGCTGTCGTCAGGACTTGAGCTCATAAACGAATTAATTAATAAATTCAGTGCTGATAGTATTTACATTCCATTTCTGTCGACATTGACATGGAATATGGTTGTTGGCCAGGCGACTTATACAATAGGTAATGCTCCATCCAATGATATTGTTGCTGATCGCGTAGTGGATTTGAGTTTCGCGAATTACATCGTTCCAAGTAGCGGGCAAGGTATTATTTATCCGCTCCAAATTCTTAATAAGGCACAATATTATGGCGTAACAAGGCTAACGCCGCTTAATACAAGGCCCGGATTTATCTTCCTGAATAAGCAAGATACCGAAACTAGCATTACGCTATATCCTGCGCCAGATCAGACATATGTAGGTACATTACAGGTTAAAAAGATGGTTGATCAGTTAGATGAGCATGAGCTCATGACTGAGTTGCCACCATTTTATTATGGCTTCATGAAATACGCTTTAGCTAGAAAGTTCCTTTCCTATTACCCGTCAGGGAATTGGACGAAGGAAGCAGAGGATGAATATCAAGATTATTTCTCAACGCTGAAAAATGCCAATGAGACTGACCTGACGATCAGGCCGTCAGCCATATTGAGCAGACCAGAGCCGTTCTACTGGCAAAACATATTGGCGTATTAATTCATGAGAAAAGACTATGACATTGTTGGCAGTTACGACAATCAGCGAGTAAGCACTATTAGTGCCGAACGCACAGTCAATATGTTTGAGTATATGGACGAAGACGGGAAGCGACCAAAGGTCATGCTTCCCACTTCTGGTCTTGAAAATGCAAATTTGGAACTCAGCGGTGAACTTGGTGGTTCACGCGCTTCATTGGTCTATAAAGACGCTTTTTACGAAGTCTTCGGGAACTCAGTCTTCAAAACCACAGGCATGACTGGCAGTCTGATGACGATTAAGATTGGTGAAATCACTGACGGCCAGAGTGGGTATGTCGGAATTGATGCTAATACCTTTCAGCTCATTATTGTTGATGGTTTTGGCGGTTGGATTTGGGACACAAACGCTAACACCTTTGAGAAGATCACTGACACAGGCTTTCCAACCGCACCGATTGACGTGTGCTTTTTGGACGGTTTCTTTATTGTTGCAAATGGCAATACCAATCAATTCCAGATGTCTGCAATCAATCAAGGCATGGTTTGGAGTGGTGGAACACCATTTACCTATACGGTTTCTTCAGTCACCGATATATTCACGTTTACCGCAGGCGTTACTAATGCGAACTTTGCAACAGGGGTTCCTATTACCCTGGCTAATAGCGGTGGAACGTTGCCAACTTCCACTGCACCAACTTTTAATAATACGACCACTTATTTTGTCATTAGGCAGGGAATTTCTGCCACTAATCCTGGCCAAGTTAAACTTGCCAGAACATATCAAGACGCGATTAACGGGGTTGCTATTGACGTTCTAACGAACGGAACACCAACCAACACAATGACGGTTTCAGGGCAGTTACAACAAGGTAGCATTACCTCCCATCCTGGTAACATCGTGGCTTGTAGAACGCTCCACAGACGACTATTTCTATTCAGTGCTAATTACACAGAGGTATGGGAAAACGCTGGTATCGGGACGAATTTACCCGTTAGACGGAACAATTCATTGCTGATGGAAGTTGGCACCCCCAGTGTTGGAAGTATTTCAACAGGCTTTGATCGACTGTTCTTTCTCTCTCAAGATCGTGATGGCTTAGGTTCTGTCATGGAAGTGAAAGGAACCGAGTCTATTCCTGTTAGTAACAGAGCACTGGATTATGCGTTAGCCCAATATGCCTCCAATCCATTGACAGGTGTGGCTGATGCTCGTGGCATTATGATTAAAGAAAATGGCATTATCTTTTATCGTCTCAATTTCACGTTGGCAAATCACACTTATGTTTTGAATGTGACAATGAGTACCCAGGACAAACCAAAATGGCATGAAGAAGAAGTATTGAATGGTGACAGACACCCAGCTCAAACGCATGTTTACTACAATGGCGTGAACTATTATGGGCATTATGATCAGCCCATTCTCTACATTGTCGATGATAGTCTGGTGGCAAACGATGGTCAGTCGATCAGACGCATGAGAATTGGAAGACAGATTTCGCCTGAAGGTTATAACAGACTGAGGATTGATCGTTGGCAGCTTGACGTTTTGCAAGGGAAAGTTGACCAAGAGATTTTTGATTTAGCCAATCTTGATGCGGAAAATACGCAGGATATTCTCACAGAAAGTGGCGATAACATCCTTCTTGACCAGCAAATAGTGGTTGGTGTTGGCCAGCCAAGAGTGTTTTTGTCGATCTCCAAAGATGGCGGTCAATCTTATGGAAATGCTAGGTCAGCTAACATGGGCAAGATTGGTGAACGCACCTTCCGAACTGTATGGCGCAAGCTAGGGACAACCCCTAGAGGTCAGGGATTTACCCCTAAAATTGAATTTTATAATCAAGTTCCATTTGTGGTGCTAGGTGCCGCGTGGGATTTTGAAGTATTACCAGAATAGGTGAAAAATGGCTGCTGATTTTGACAATTTTCCGACGTATGACCCGCTTATCAAGGCTGGAACGCTCAATATGATGTCTGGCATTTGGTCGGATTTCATAGCGACATTTATGCAGACATTGCAGGGATATTTGTCCCAAAATGGAATATTTGTACCGCAATTAACAACGACGCAGCGTGATGCGCTTCGCAATGTAATTGCTGGTCAACTGATTTATAATACGACATTGGCTAAGTTTCAAGGGTATGAAGGGTCTCCTTTGGCTTGGGTCAACTTAGTATAATCACAAGGAATGTGACTATGGCATGGACAGGTCAGGATTGGGGAAACGCACTTTGGGCTGGCATACCAGCTATCGCTCAAGGTATTGGCGGGATGTTTGGTGATTCTGGTGCTCCTTATGGTGCGGCTATGGACCAATACCAGCAATGGGGGCAAAAGGGTGCAGATGTACAGCAACCCTATCTCCAGGGAGGTCAGCGCGGTCTCGGTAATTATGAAAACTGGCTTCAAGGTCAAAAAGACCCTTCTGGCTTCATCAATAATATGATGGGTCAATATCAAACCTCTCCTTATGCAAAATTCCAGATGCAACAAGGTCAGAACGCTGCAAACAATGCTTCTTCTGCCAGCGGCATGATTGGAAGCACTCCGTTCATGCAAGAAAGCCAGAACTATGCCAGAAATATTGCCTCTCAAGATCAAAATCAATGGTTGCAGAACGTTTTAGGGGTCAATACCCAATACGGTCAGGGTCAACAGAATTTAATGACTGGCGGTCAAAATTCAGCGAATGCTTTAACCAATATGTATGGAACGATGGGTCAGCAAATGGGTGAAGCCGCCTATGGACAGAAAGCTGGTCAGCAGCAAGATTGGTCAAACATTATTGGAAGCGGTTTATCACTAGCGTCGATGTTCTTATAAGGGTGAAATTATGGCATTACCATTACCTCAAGTAGTTTCTGACGTTGGCCCTGGTGGTAGCGTTGTCACAGGTATGCGTGGTCAAAATGCGCTTGGAAAAGACATGATGACTAATGCTTATTATCCTGCGTCACAAGAAGCGCAAATAGCTGCTCAACAAGCCTATGCTCAGAATTTACCGTTGCAGAATCTAGCGACAGTCTTATCAAATCCAAATTTATATGCGGCGGCTGATAAAGGCGTTGTTAATAGTCTTCTTAATCGTTACGCTCAAATGGCTGCAAATCCAACGTCTTCTCAGCCATCCGTGCGTCCAAATCCATTAAGCACAGGCGTGTTTAGCAGGCTAATGAATATGATGGGTGGCGGTGATGGTCAGAATGCCAATGCCATCAATCAAAACCAACCAATGCAGCAACAAGGCGGCTATGCACCGCAACAACAACCACAACAACAACAATGGCAACCGCAACAAGAAATGGCTCCTGCTCCGTCGAGCCCTCTTGACATGATTCCTAGTGCTAATCAGTCATCAACGACTGGCTTGCCGAGCACGAAAGTTGAGCGTATTGCTGCGGCTGGTGGCGCAGGCGATACCAAATATGGTGGGGTCAATCCATCCACTATTGCGGGTGCTCAGACAAAAGGACTCGAGGCTACTGCGTCAGGTGAAGCAAGTTCTCAGGTTGACCAACAAAAGACAACTGAAAATAATGATATTGACGCTGCCAATGAAGCA